GTATTTAGGACAAAGTTTATTAACGTGCTGCAAAGCAACGAACTAGTGATTGACTTTGAGTTCCCTTTGGCGTTTTCTGAAAAAACAGACATGGAATGCCGTGCTGTAACTAGCAATACAAACAACCAGATCGGCGCATCATTTCAGGGGGTGCTAATAGCAAACTGATATGGCTATAACCCTTGGAAATCTCTTTAATAGTGATACTAGCAATATAGTTTTATGGTCGGATTACGACGCTGATGGTGACGGCTATCTTAGCCCTTCCGAATACGACGCTTACATACAAGCTGGAGGGTATGACGCCTCCACTATCCCACGGATAACCGAAGCAGAACTTGACGCTATTGAAACAGGTACTTCTTACTCTTCTTCCCAAATGGTTGATTTGTTTAACAATAGCGCCGCTGCACAAGATTTTGATTTGTCAGCTACTTATGATCCAGAAACTAACACTTTTATTACAGATTTAAGCGCCTTTGGTTATGTAGGAGATGCTGCAACCAGAGCATACACGCCTGAAGAATTTATGCGTCAACTTGGTATTGAAGGGGGTGTATTTGCTCCAGATGCCGCTTATGAATTAGCAGAAAGCACGGCTTATACAGATTGGTGGGGTGACGACTCTACTGCATGGTGGGATGTGGAAGACCCTACAGCTTTCTTTGGGGTCAAGGGTAGCCGTACAGAGGAACAAGTAGAGCGAGTACAGCAATTTAGAGACGAGTTTAAATACGACCTTGGCGGTGCTCGACCTACGTTGGAGTTACTTAATAATTGGATAAACGGTGATATCGACACCGCACAGTTTAGTCAACAACTAGGCGAGGGGTACACACCAGAAGCTACCGACCCTGCTATTGTAGGCTATGGGCCGACTGCTGATGATATTGCGGCTACTTATGCTACAGCAGGGATGGATCCGCAACGTGAAGCGGAATTGTACGCTGCGTTACAGATACGAGAAATAATGCGTACTATGGCTGCAACGGGTATAAGCGTTGGCGACTTCGTAGACCCTGCGGACTTTGACCTAGATGGTAACGGTGTATTAAATGCGGAAGAACAAAAAGATTACGACTTTCAGGTAGCTGTAGCGGAAGGTCGCATAATGACCATGTACTACACTGAAGGTCAAGCTAGTATGGGTTTAGCCCCAGTAGAGGGAGGCACCGCAGATTTTGACCAAACGGCGTACGAATACTGGTACGAACAGCTTACGCAATCGGATAAAGATAATCTCGATGCGTTCGGTTTAATAGACGATAACAATACGCCTTACCCCGAAATGGAAGAGCTAGTCCAATCTATAATGGACATGTTTATAACGTATGGGGGTATAAAAATAACACCAACGTCGCTAGACCAAATACGCAACATGAATGCGGGAGCGCGACAAGAGCTACAAGAAAAAAGACGATTCATACAAGATCTTGTTAACCAAGGATGGACACAAGAACAAGCGCGGCATATCTACTATGAATGGGGTGGGGAGGGTCAAGAATTAAACCCAAATAAAACTATGTCTGACACAGAGATTGCGGACATATACCAACTATATCAAGCGGGGGAAATTCCAGAAGGGCAATACCCTCCTACTTATGCAGGTGATCCTAGCACCATAACACAACCTGAAATTGACTACACACGCGACCAACTACTTAGCAAAGCGGGCAGTCCACTTGCTAAAAGAGCGATAGAAAAACTTACAGACGATCAAGTACGTGACCGCATTGCAACCGAAAGAAAGAACGCAGCAATTTTAGCGGGTATTAATGAAAACGGCATATACTCCCCTGAATTTTTGGAAAACAGACGAAAGCTCATTAAAGCAGGGGTAGATGTTGCCGTCGCCGTAACAGACCCTTTTGAACCTGAGATGATGCAAAATCTTCGCCGGTTAGGTTACGAAGCAGCAATAAACAAACTAAATGACTTTGCGGACAGTATAGCTACTACACGAGATGAAAATGGTGGGTGGGTTACGCTCGACACCAAAGCAAAAAAGATGTTGAACTTGGCTTCTTTTGGATTACGTGCAGCAGGTACGACTGCCCAAGAAATGGCAGGGGCTATAAGTCTTATAGGTGAAACTGCATCAGATAGTATTTTAGGCCGTTTCGGCACGGCCTTTGTAAACCTAGGTGCTTCAACAGAAACACAAGATTTTTCTGATGCAGCGGATGAAGTTGAAACGAGATTAGGTAGGGCTTCTGGGTTTTTTGATAGTTTTAAAGCTATCTTCCAAGACGGTATACCCGTAGAATTTTTACTGCGTTCTGTTATGCCAGAAGTGGGTAATGAATTAATACTGTCTAGAGTGTTTGGAGGTACGACTAAAGGCACTAAATTCAAAGATGCAGATGAACGATTTAGGGACGCCATATTAGGTGGAGATAGGTCTATAGGTAGCCCTAACTGGCTAAAAGAAAAACTTAAAACTTACGCTGGTATTCAGCCTGACGAATTAGGAGATGTAGCAGAACTTGTATTCGCTACGGCGGGGGAGTCTTTTGATCGTTCGTACGAGACCGCTATAAAGGCTATTAACCCTGAAACAGGGGAATTATTTACTGAAGAGGAAGCTAAAGACTACGCTTACGAAGTAATGGGCAGAACCGTTACTGGCGTATTTATAGTCAACAGAATTGGTGCGGGATTTTCTCTTGATGAAATGGTAGAAAACTTATTCCCCGGAGCAGATAACCCTGCCGTAAGAGAAGCCTTACGTGCTCTCATGGAGCACCCCGCTATAAAAACTGCTATCTCTGCGGGGGGTGAAGCGGGAATAGAGGGCGCAGAAGAACTAGTTGGTACCTTCTTAACAACGAGCGCGTTATCTTTAATTGATGACTCTATCGATGTTGCAGGGGAATCAGGACAAGCGGCGGCTCTGGGTACACTGTTAGGTGGCCTTGTAGACGTTTCTATGACGGCTGGTTTCGCTATTGATAGTGCTGCGGCTAACGTTATCGCTTCAAGAAACCCAGAAATAAATTCTGTATTAACAACAGCGCGAGAAGAATTAGATGCGGGTACTGATCTTGCTACTGTAACCAGAAACATGGAGGAAGCTCTAAATGGGCTGGGTTTAGCTGACGTAGCATCTCAGACAGACATACTAGACAGCGTTAATGACGCAGCTTTTACTACTGGTGTAGAAACAGAGAATAAGTTCAAAGAATTAGGTTATACGCCGACTGAAGAAGAGGTAAATGAGTATATTGGCAAGAACGAAGAGACCGCTACGCTCAATACCATCGGTGAGTATGTTGACCCTCGACAAGTCACTTTAGAAGAAGCCAAAGCCGAGCTAGAAGCGCAGGGAGTACAAAACCCTACCGATGAAGAAGCTGCTGCGTACGTTGGGCAAGGGGACGAAAATTTTGAGGACGTACAAACAACAGCAATAAATGAAGCTACGTTAAGTAGGCAGGAAATAAAAGATGCTGCTGCTTTAGAAGGCGTGACACTATCTAATGCGGAAGCCGATGCTTTGGCCGGTATGATTGAGGAAGGACTCACTCAAGAACAGGCGATACGTAACCAACGGGATACATTTGACCCGCAAGCGGTTAGCGCGGCAGAGATTGAAGATGCAGCAGCAAAAGTAGGGTACACCCTTGCACCGGGAGAAGCAGAAGCATTAGCAGTCCTAGTGCCAGAAGGTAAAACTGAAAAAGAAATTATAGAACTCCAAGAAAATGTATTTAACGAACAATCTATTACGTTAGCAGAGTTAGAAGCTATTGCTGAGGAAGAAGGTTATTCATTAACACCGGAGGATAAAGAACTAGTTGGTAATGTTACTGAAGGCACTGCGACTTCGATACTAGATAGTAAAAAAGATGAGTTTGACGACTTGGTGATAACCGAAGCAGAGCTACAGGCGATTGCAACTGCTACTGGATATGACTTGACGGAAGAAGATCTTAAACTTGTTGGTCTTGTACCAGAGGGTGAATCTGCGGCTGAAATACTAGGTAACAAAGAAACTGAATTTGGAGCCAGTGTAGACCAAGCCGCCGCCGCTGCAACTAGAGCAGAATACGATGCTAAGATTCGTGAGTTTATAACGAATAACAATATTGATCTTTCAGAAGAAGAAATAACAGCTCGTGTAAACGAAGCTGTCGCTGCTGGGAGCTTGTCCACGGCTATTGGCAATATCAATGCTGCACAAACGGTAAAAAATAATAGGGCTACACTAACAGCCCAGTTCCCCGGTCTTAGCACAGAAGAAATTGACGTGTTAATGGGTCAGATTGCTGATGGTGATTTAATAGACGACGTTATAGCAGGGCAAATTACCACTCAAAACCGAAATACGCTAGAAGCATTGTTCCCTGAACTAGACGAGACAGCTATAGCGGGGCTGATGAATCAGATTGCAGAAGGTAGCAACCTTGATACCGTTATAGCAGGACAAACTAATACCCAAAACACCGCTACTTTAAGTGCAGAGTTTCCTGATCTTAGTCCAGAAGAGATTGCAGACTTAGTACAACAAGTTGCGGATGGGACGGATATCGATACGGTTATACAAAATCAAAAAGATGCCGAAGCTGCTGAAACAAGTACTGGGGGTGCTGGAACAAGTACTGGGGGTGCTGGAACAAGTGGGGCAACTATCCTAGAACAGGTAGTAGCCGCTGCTTTAACGTTGGGGATAGAGCTTACCCAAGAGCAGATCGACAAGGTAGTTGCGGAAATTGGTGACAACGCGGAAGCCAATATTGAAGATGCGGTAAAGAATGCGGTGGGGCTTGGTGATGGTGGTGAAGACGGAGACCAAGACGGAAGCCAAGACGAAAGTCAAGACGAAAGCCAAGACGAAAGCCAAGACGAAAGCCAAGACGGAAGCCAAGACGGAAGCCAAGACGGAAACGTTGACTCTGGCATAGACGGCGAAGAAGAAATAACAATAGATCAGGACGATGACGATTACGTACGTGTTGGAGACTTCAACAGGGGAGTTACCGCTCTACAAAACAACGTAATAAAATTAGTCAACCGTCTAGTAAGCGAAGGAGTAACCCGCGACGAGGCGCTTGCTAGGGCTATAGGCGTACCGGCAGGGCAAACAAGCCCTATTACTGGCGAAGCCGGGCCATCCGGTATATATAAAGAACTAGCAAACCTACCAACACAAGACCAACTAAATGCAATAAAGAAAGTTGTAGATAATACTGCATCGCAGTTAGGGACAACCGCAAAAGACGTACAAGATATAAAAGATCAACTGGTTAATCTTGTAACTAAAGAGGACATTGCGGGGCTTGCTACAAAAGATGACTTAAAGTCTTTCCTAACGGCTAAAGATATTGAAGGGTTAGCGACCAAACAAGACGTATTAAACGCAGAAACTAGGCTTAAAAAACGAATAGGAGAACTAGAAGCCGAAGGTAAAACTAGGTTCGATGCGATAGATATTGCCCTTGGGGAGTTAGCCTCGTCAGTGGGTTCTACCAGAGACGAAGTTACAAAGACTCTGGCTAAATTTCAATTAGATTTAAACGCAGATATAGAAAAATTAGCGACTAAGAAACAAGTTGAGGCTGTCGAAGCTAATATTCTTGCTCGCATCGATGCTTACGAATTACAAGGGTTTACCAGAGACGAAGCAATAAAGAAAAGCCTTGCTGACGCTAACCAAAATATTGACCAGTTAGCGGACGATCTGAACACTACCAAAGATGAATTAACCCAACAACTTACAGAGTTCCAAGCTAAATTAAACGCGGATCTATCTAAGTTAGCAACCAAAAAACAAGTTAACGAACTAGAAACAGAGCTGTTTAAAACCTTACAAGAGTATGAAGACGCAGGAGTTGACCGAGATATCGCGTTACAAGCTGCCCTGCAAGAACTTAGCACTAAGATGGGGCTAACCACTGAGCAACTATTAGACCGCATTGGTACATCAGAGCAGAATCTGAACACTCGTATTGGTGAAATCGAAACGGCAATTCAGAAACAAATAGAGACCGAAGCGCAAACAACCAGAGACATGGTAACCGAGACTGCCACGGAAACTCAGGCTCAAATACAGCAAGCAGCCAAGCAAGATGCTGCCCGAGACTTCTTTAATCTGCTGATGGATGCCGACGACTTAGAGGGCAGGCGAGTAGATGTAGGACAAGTAGATCCCGCACGTATAAACTATGTATATGATTTTAAAGATATATTTGCCACCCCTCAACAAGCGGGTATGTTTGTTTCTCCTTACGGACAAGCACAAAAAATACAAAGGCCACAGCAGTCACAAAACAGTATAATGCAGGGGCCATTACAGATAGGCGGTTTTGCAGCAGGTGGCGAAGTAGATTATGATTTCCTTCGTGAGTTATCACAAATAATGAGTTTTGGAGAACAGTAATGTCCATACTAGAATGGATCAGTGAAGCTGAGGATTGGTTAAATCAAGACGGGAATGCAGGTAAAGCAGCTACTGTTGCGGCAGGATTGGCACGGTTGACGGGACTAGGTGATTTTTTTGAACCTCAGATACCAACAGTAGGCTACCAAGGAAAAATCCCTGAGTATACGGCGGTGCAAGAAAGGGTCACTGATACCTATGACCCCAACAGACGCCCCGGAAGTGGGGGCCAACGCTTTTTTTCTGAAACGGAATTTGTAGAAGAGGGGCAAGAACCGGCTGCAAGGCAACGCGCCATACAGCAAGCCATGCGATTAAAAGCAGAGAATGCCGCAAACAAAGCAAACCAGATGCGTCAGTATGGCACTCCTCCGCAACCCCAACCACAGATGCCTATGCCAGTAATGGGTGCCGCACCCTCGCAAGTCGGCGCTATGATGCCCCCTCCAGCGCAGGGAGGGCTTGCTAACTTCTCACCTCAATATCGATACGGGGGGTTAGCTGCTTTAGCTGCTGGTGGGACGATGCCCAAAACGAAGGTTGAACAATATAACCAGTATTATAATAGGTATTCTGCTGGGGGTAGCCCTGCTTCTTCTTACAATAGGCGTTACAATAATCAGAACGCTAACGGTTATTACTTAGGTGGCCCGACGGATGGTATGGCGGATAAAGTACCTGCTCGCATTGATAACCAACAAGAAGCCCGTTTAAGTGACGGCGAGTTTGTCATCCCTGCCGATGTAGTAAGTCACTTAGGGAACGGCAATTCAAACGCTGGGGCCAAGAACCTGTACAGTATGATGGATAGAGTGCGTAAAGCGAGAACAGGTAACCCTAAACAGGGTAAACAAATAAACCCTAACCAATTCATGCCAAAGGGGTAGAACACTATGGCCGATGGGGATGTTGTAGGAAAACAAACAGGCACAGAGTCTGCGTTATCGAATTACGTAGGCCCGTATGTCACAGAGATGCTCGGCAAAGGGCAAGCTCTGGCAAACCAACCGTATCAAGCCTTTACAGGGCCACTGAGTGCGGGGCAGTCAACAGCGCAACAAGCTGCGTTTCAGGGTGTAGCAGGGTTAGCTGTGCCTACGCAACAGATGGGGACTTTTCAGCCGCAGCAGTTTACGGCGCAAGCAGCTCAAGATTACATGAATCCGTATATTCAAGCTGCGTTAGACCCGCAAATTGAAGAAGCACGAAGGCAGGCGCAAATAACTAGACTTGCTGATGCAGGACGATTAACCCAAGCAGGTGCTTATGGTGGGTCTCGTCAAGCTATTATGGAGTCAGAACTTAACCGAAATCTGGGACAGAACCTAGCGGCTATTACTGGTCAGGGGTATCAGACCGCATACGATAAAGCTATGCAGCAGTTTATGGCTGAACAAGGTATGCAGCAACAAGCTCAGAACATGACAAACCAATACGGGTTGCAAGCCTTAGCAGCGCAAGCCAATATGGGTGCTCAAGAACGAGCTATTGAACAAGAAGGGATAATGGCTGACATCGCCCAGTTTGAAGAAGAGCGCGACTTCCCATATAAACAAGTACAGTACCAACAGTCATTGTTACAAGGTCTACCGTTGGCTACTCAATCCTATAGCTATGCAGAACCTAGTAAGTTGTCTGAACTCATGAATGCGTCTGGAGGGATTGCTAACTTCTTTAAGATGATGGGTTGGGGTGGCGGTAGTGCAGAAGAAGAGGAGCCGACACCATGATCCGAAACGCAGCAAATACAAACCTGTCTACAGGTATTATGAACAGCAACCCGATGAGAGATATTGGGCCGCTTGTAGACGCTAATTTGACTGATCCTAACGGAGCGCAAAAGCTAGGCGAACAGTATAAAGTCACACAAGATCTAAAGTATCTGATGGCGGCTACGCAAGTTGCAGAACTGTTAAAAGAGGCCAACCGTCAAATGACAGCTTCTATGCAGCAGCAGCCCAGCACCGTAGTACAAGATACGGAACAGTTGTTACGTGCGGAGACTGAGAAGTTTGCTAACGATGGTATGCCTCCACAAGCCCCTACGCAAAGAGATAGGATCAAGCAAGCGGGCGGTGCATTAGCGCAGAAACAGGCGCAACAACAGAAGAACATGCAGCGTGCTATGCAGCAGGGCGTTGGCTCTCAAGCTGCGCCTAACCTAAACCGTATGTATGATGGTGGGATTGTTGGGTTTGCAGAAGGTGTCTACATACCCACGCAAGAAGAAATAGACGAATACCGCAAGAAGACATACGGCGCTAGAAATTTAAGTGACGAAGAAATTCGAGAACGCCTTAGTACCCCTAGAAAACCTAATATGACAGCTTTTGAAGACTTAGTTTTTGGTAAAGGGCCAGAACCGGCTAAAAAAGCACCGGTAGAAATAAAAGAAGGAGATATTAGTTTACCAAAAACTAGGTTTACCGAAGGGGATAAACAGCAAGGCATAGCAGGTTTGGCGGGTATAAAAACTCCGGGTGCAGATATAGATACGGCTGCTATGACCCCCGAACAACAAGAGCAGTTTGACAAACTTAAAGCTCCCCCTGCCCCTGCTAAAGTTGCTGATCCTACAAAACCTGCTCCAGAGAAAACAGGGATAGCTGCTGTGGCTGACCCCACGGACACTGATGAAATGGGTAAAGCACTAAGAGAAAAAATTGCGGCTCTGGGTGCGGAGGGCAAAGAAGGTGCTTTCCAGACTGGATTAACCCGTGCAAAAACCGTTATGCGAGACGACGATATACGTAGCGAAAAAGACCAAGCACGTATGGACGAGCTTTACAGAAAACAAAAGGAGCTAAAAAAGAAATATACTAAATCCGACGCGCAAACGTCACTTGATCGGTTTATTGCTGGCGCTGCGGGTATGTCCGGTAGAGGGTACACAACTGCAAAAGGAGGCGCGGAAGCTCTTGCTGAGTTTGAAGCTGCTGAACTTAAGCGAGATAGAGATTTCTTAAACGACTACAAGGCAATCGCAGAGGGTGATTTGCAGGCGAGGGATAACATCCGAAATCGACTGCTTGTTAGTGCAGATAAGAGTGAAAGTGAGCAAAGGGCGGATATACGTTCTGCTATTTCTGCGGGAGCTAGTGTGTACGGCACGATGAGTAGGGAAGACCAAGAAGCTGCGAATAGAGAAAACGATATTCGTATTGCAGAATACAACACTAAAGTACAGGCAGACGTTGAAAAAGAACGTAATAGGATTAGACAGGAAGGTAACGATCAAAACTTCAAGTTCCAAATGGCGCAACTTAGTCGGTTGTCACAAAATGACCGGAGAGAGGCTATCGCAGAACGCCGAATGTTCATAGATAACGCTATGCTAGATGCTAGAAACAGCGTCGAAGAGTTTCTTGCAGAAAAGATGAATGCAGACATTATAGAAGAGGATATGGAACGACTCGGTATGGAGTCTATAGATGCTTATAGGGCACGCATGATGGCAGATAGGATCGCGCAGCTATCTTCGTATGCGGAAATTGTAGCAGCTAACAAAGCTATAAAAGAACTGGAAAGTGCCCCTGAAGAAGACTTCTCGGGGTTTTCAATGGCAAAAAGTATATAAGTCATGGAGTCAGTGACTCGTAAAGTTCGCGCCCCTGATGGCAACACCTACGATGTGGTCGGCCCTGCTGATGCCCCTGACGAGCAATTCTTTAGGTATTTAAAAAATCAATTAGCTCTTGAAGAAACGCCTGAAGAAGATATTGGCCCTACCCCAGAAGAAAAGTACAAAAAGTACCTTGAAGAAAAAGAAAGGCGTGACAAAGAGGCCGAGGCTGCTGCGCGTAGGAAAAACGCAGGGTTCTTTGAAAATATAGCGACTGGTTTTGGTAGAGGTGTTGTAGACGTAGGTGAAATAACCGCCCTTGGGGGCGCTACTCTGCTCGACGAAGAAGCAGAACTCGATGTGCGTGAAGACATACAAGGTATCGCCAGCGCACTTAGACCAGAAGGCGGTGACCCTGAAGCAATATCGTCTCAGTTAGCCGGTGGACTCGGTTCGATTGTGGGTTTTGCTGTCCCCGCTATAGGCGCTGCGGCCTTAGCTCCCAGTGCATTCCTCGCAAGTATGGTTGGTTTGGGTGTTGGTGGGACACTCGGTATAGGCGCTGCTCGCGGCGAGGCTAGTGAACGTGCTCGTGAAGCAGGTGTATCAGAGGCAGTCCGCCAAGAAACCATAGACTCACCTGAAGTATTCGCTGCGGGTGCCATTGAAGCGTTGCCGTTAGGCCGTGCCCTCAAGTTATTAAAGATTGACGGTATAGATAACATCGTTAGGAAGTTAGGCGATACGCCCATCGATGGAGAAAAATTACTAGAGCGTGTAGGCCAACGAGTCGTTAGCGCAGGCACAACCGGCATAGCTGAAGGTGCTCAAGAAGCTGCGTCAGCCGTATTGCAGAACTTAGCAGAGCAAGGGTACAACCCCGAGCGCGAGCTAGTCGATAGCGGGGTACTTGAAGAAGCTGCGATTGGCGGTGGTGCAGGTGCTATTTTCCAAGGATTAGTTGATCTTTTTGCGGGGCGTAGAAGGCGAGGCCCAACTGGGGAGCCTAGTCCTGACGAGGAAGTTGAGCTTACGTTTACCGATGGGGAAAACACCACAACCATACAAACTACGCGTGCCAATGCAGAAATTATTAAAACACGTAGAGCTGCTAAAGAAGCAGGAGAAGAGACCCCATCTGCGGAAACACTGACTCCTGTATTTACTCCTGAAGACATAGAAGTCATAGATAGTGATTTAAATCTTGTTTCAGAACAAGTTATAGAACCTGCGCCTACACAAGAAACACCCGGTGTTGATGAAAGCGTTGTTGAAGGGGCTGTCGTTGATGAAGATCTTGATGGGCCTTCTGTTGAAGCCGAAGCGGCAGAAGCGACTGCTGTAGTAGCTGACGAAAGACGTTTATCTGAGACCGCTATAGAGGCAGCGGTAGACGCTGACCCCACTCTGGGTATACAACGACCAGAAGCGGTGTCTCAAGAAGACTTTGATGCGGTGATTAACCGCGCCGTGCAAGATGTGGTGGAGAGTGACGGCACTGTTAACGATGCTATAGAGCAGACCGGCGATGCCATACAGAGAAATGCACCTGAGTATGCCCCCCTCTATAGGGACGCAGTAGACAGACTCGTCCAAGCATCCAAAGAGGCTCGGGGGGAACGCCAACGGCAGACAGCCGAAGAGGGTCTATCTACTGAACAACAACAAAAAATGGCTGCTGTTAAAGCCGCTGCGGAACAACAACCCAATGCACCGTCTCGCCAAGGACTAAGTGTTACCGAGATGTTGCAGCAAGGGGACGGCGCACAAGAAGATATTGAAGTAGTTAATTTCGGTAGTGCTGCATCGGGACAAACGGATGCCCCTGTGGTAGAAGGGACGAAGCCGTTAGCAGGTGTTGCCCAAACAGATATAAACATACAGACAGACGCTGTGCCTGTGCAACCTGCGACTGCGGATGTTGAAGTTAAAAAGAAAGCCCCAAAGAAAAAAGCTGTACCTAGAAAGCCTAAAGTGGTCGATACAGCAACAGCGATAGACGCTAAGTCTTACAAAACCCAATGGGCGCAAAGAGTCAAGCGTGAAGGCACTAAGGCTATGGCACAGACAGTGTCAGATGGTGTAGACGACGTGGCTAATAACAGCGACAGGGCTAAAGTACGTACAGAGGTAGAAGCTAAACTGCCAACGAAAGACATTGAAAAAGAAGTCAAAGAGGTTAACACAGCGGTCACTAACTACTTTGGCAGATACCCTACAATTAGCGGTGCTTTAAGGGCCATAGTGCATGACAACACTTTTTCTGACCTTAGAATCAGTACTGACGAACGTATACCTAGCGCGTACAGGAATCAAAAAGAAAAAGAGTCGGAAGTTGAAGGTGTACCAGAAGCCGAAAGTGCACTTGATGCAGACACTTATGAACTTATTACAGGGACAGGCAGCAAGAATGCGGAACTTGCTCTATCGTGGGCTAGAAACAATTTGTCCGAACCGGTACAACGTCAAATAGATGCGCTAGAACAAAAAGAAGCTGCTAGTCTGTTACGTGTCTTAAATAACCATAGTAGGAGAGTTAGTACAAACGAAGTCAACGAAGCTATTTCTCTTGATGTGGCTAGGCAAGAAGCGGAAGACATAGGGTTAGCCGATTCTTCTTTGGATTTAACCCCACAGGAAATTGAACGGATTGCAGCCGCAACTGAAAAACTTAAACGAAAAGAAGCCGAGATACAGCAAGCGGCTACTAGTGAAGATGCTCGTGCTATGGGAGCAGAAAGCAAAAAATCTAAAGCAGTAAGTAGGCAGTTGATCGCGCAGGCTGACGAAAGAATAATTAGACTGCTTTCATTTGCTATGTCTAGAAGAGGTAAAGACCCCGAAACAAGAGCGCGTATCAAACAAAAGATACTCGAACAGGATGAGTTAATCCAACTTCAGAAAGAGTTCTCAAATCTATTACGGGCAGATGCAATATCAAACCTTGATGTGGCCCTACACCCCGACGCATTAGCTGCGTTACAAGATGGTAACCTGAGAGAAGCACTCAGAGTTATGACGCTCACGTCACTTAACCCTACGTTCAAATTTGCTGCGGTGAAGCTAGAAGAAGCTGTTGAGGGTATAAACATTAAGTTCAAGAAGAACTTAAAAGATGCGAAGGGTATGCCCGTTGCAGGTATGTACGACGCAGATACTAATACCATAACGCTAGACTCCGACGTGGGAGTAACTGCCCATCCAGTGCTCCATGAAATAACGCACGCACTCACTGTGGGGGTGCTTACTAATAAATCTAGTCCTGTAACCAAAAAGCTACAGGCGATATACGATGATGTTAAAGATGTTATGAGTGACGGCTATGCCCTAGGGTCACTAGAAGAATTTGTAGCGGAAGCCTTCAGTAACCCAACGTTCCAAGCGGAACTTGGCAGGGTGAAGCTCAGAGGCGTAACTCTCTGGGAACGTTTCTACAACGCCGTGATTAACTTCATGCGTAATAAATTAGGGCTAGATATGCGGGCCAAGGTGTCCATGATGGACAAGCCTTTAAGCGAAGACTCTGCGCTAACAGAAGTAGATCAACTAATAACTGCCATCATAGCTGCAACCCCCGAGGCTAGAGAAGCTGGGATAATAGAAGTTGCCGCAGCGCACGATAAGCTAGAGCCTATAGTCGAACGAATTGGCGAGAAGATCCCACCAAAAGATCGGGAAAAAATAAGTAAGAGAACAAACAAACGCATTGCCGATACTATTGCTAGTGGGACTCCCGCAGCACTTAAAGAACTACTGGGCGTGGTACCGCTACTTAATCTAGGACAAGAAGCAAAACGATTCTTGCCTTCCGCACCAAAAGTTAATGATCTAGTCAATGAAATGGCTGGGTCTATCGCTAAAATGGTAGATAAGGTTAACAACACTGCGAAGCCCATAACTCAGTGGATGCAGAATAACCCTACAAAATTAAACACGTTCATAGATATGCAAAGCATGGCTACCTTGTATGAGGTAGATCCCGAATTGTCGAGGGTAGAAGCTGCGGCTAAGTACAAAAAGAACGGGGAAAAGAAAACGTTTGCTCAATGGGAGCAGACTAAAAAGCTATGGGACGAATTGGGTAAAGACGAGGCTGGGCGTGAAGGGCAGAGGCACTTCAAAACCATGCTGAACACCTATAAGTCTATGCGCGATATGTTAATGGCATCGTTGGATAGTCGGATAAATGCGGCGGTATCTGACCCAAACTCTAGAAAAATAATACGAAAAACCATATACGATAAAATCTTTGCAGGGGGTGTCATTGACCCTTTCCTACCTTTATCTAGAGAGGGTGAATATTGGGTTGCCTATTACGCTAAAGACCCAGTGTTTGGCAACAGAGAACGTTACGTAGAATCTTTTGAGACAGAAAAACAACGTGATGCAGCAGTCGCTGAATTAAAAGAGTTAGGAGTTCTAGAACCTAGTCCTGATCCTACCAAAGAAAGTTTTGAGACGTTCGAGAGTAGTCACGATAAAAAGGACTGGAAGAACGCGGTACCCGCAGAGTTCGTGGAAGACATAACAACAGCCATATCTGGTAATTTAAATAAGTTTGTATCTCCCGAAGCGGCTAAAGAATTAGAGAATGAGTTCATACGGCTGTACATACAGTCTCTACCACAAAGTTCTTTGGCTAAAGGGTTCACAGCGCGTAAAGGAGTACGTGGGTTTAGAGGTGATTTAACCCCTAGAGAAGAAGCACGTAGGAAGAAAGCGGCGGTAGAAGGTCGAGTATCTATACCCCAACATGACCCTGCCTTCTTGTTGATGCAACGTGGCAACGCGATGGCGCGGCAACTTGTACAAATGGAGTATGTTCCACAAGTAAACGCTTTGATGGAGCAGCTAAAAGCAGAAGCTAAAAAAGATGGGGGCAGTGCTGCGAAGGCTTTCTTAGGTGAGTTCGATAAACGAGCTGATTTTATTAAGAATCCTAACGTAGAGAATTGGGCCAACTGGCTAACGTCGTTAGGTTTTAACTGGACGCTAGGGTTTAACATATCCTCCGCTGCGATTCAGACCACTGCTGTGCCGTTGATTGCATACCCTATACTGGGCGGAAAATACGGATTTGATACCGCATTCAAAGAACTTGGTACTGCTTTAAAACTATTCACCAACAGCGGGTTGAGCCGCAACGCGGATGTGTATGGGCCGAAAGGTGACGAAAGAATAACGTTAAAAGGGTTAATGGATGCACCCCCCTGCGTCAGTAACATCGACTACGATGCTCCGCAGAACAAAGGTATACGACACCATAAGACCCTAGTTAAAGTCATGGAAGCTAACGCCATGACGCTCCGCTCTCAAACGCAGGAGCTACTAGAGCTGGAGGCCGCACCTGAGACTACGCCTAAGTTTGCAGGACTCGTACGGATTCCCCGGTCTTTGACGTTGCAAAGTATAAACAAGTATTCCTCTTTAATGTTCTCTAATATGGAACGTATGGCGCGGCAGACAACTGCTATAGCAGCTTATAACTTAGAATTAGCCAAACTAAAAGCTGCGGGGAGGGACGTGAGTTCCGAAGAAGTACAGGCAGAAGCAGCAAATACTGCGATCTTCCTTACCGAGCTAACTAACAGTAGTATCGCCACGGGTTCCGCTCCTCGTTGGGGACAAACGCATATTGGTAAAGTTATTTTCTTGTTCAAACGTTATGGTCTAGCTATGAATATGTTGTTTATTCAGTTAGGCCGAGAAGCAATATCTGGTGACCCTAGTCTTAGCCCTGCCGAAAACGCGCAGTTGAAGCGGGTGGCGGCAAGACAATTCGGTGCTATCTTTGCTAGTGCGTTCGCCATGTCGGGTGCTGCTGGGTTACCAGCCTACGGGTTAGTTACTATGCTGCTAGACTTGTTCTTGTTTGACGATGAAGAGGAGCGTGCTGACACTAGGGTAAGGCAGACCATAGGCGAGCCGTTATACGGAGGCCCATTCAATTTCTTGGGGGTAGACGTATCTACAAGAATCGGCTTATCTGACCTGATATGGCGAGAAAGTTTTATAGACAAAGACCAATCTGCCTTATGGAAATTAGCAGAGCTATTCGGTGGCCCTGTGTTGGGTGTAACTTTGCAGATGGAACGCGGTGCTCAAGATATAAACCGTGGTGAGATATGGCGCGGAGTCGAAACCATGCTCCCTTCCTCGATAAAGAACGTGTCCAAATCTGCAAGGATAGCTGCCGCAGGGGGAGTAGAAACTCGTCGAGGCGACACTATCATAGACGACTTAAACTTGGGCGAGATAGGGTTCCAAGCTATGGGCTTTATGCCGACTCGGTACTCTTACGAGCTACAGAAAACTTCTGCTAAAAAACGGTTAGACAAAGCACTTACCGCAAAAGCTAAGAAACTGACGGGGAGATACTTTTACGCAGTCCGTACAGGAAATGTGGGTGAAGCACGTAAGGTCATGAAAGATATTCTTGCCTACAACAAAAGGCACCCCACCGCTGCTATATCTTCGGATACGTTAAAACGGTCAGTGCGTAGTAGGTTTCAAGTCTCTAGACGGATGCAGTCGGGGGTTACTTACTCTAGAAGAAACGAAGAACGTATACGCCAACTAGACTCTGATTTCGACGAAAATTCTACTTTCTGGGAGCGGTTCTGACCCCGTTAACTTCTGCCACGTTCAAGTTTTTCCAACATATTTAACATGTCTAAAAGTATTTGTTTGTCATGTTCGTCTATCTGAGACGTATTGCTCATGCGTATCTTGGCTAACGTCTTCCACGACTGTAGTAACTCTTCTCTGGTTATATCCATACCGCCTCCTTAAAAAACCCCCTCCGAAGAGGGGGGTACTGCTGGAGCAAGCAGTGGTAACAGCACGAAGGTATGGTCGAGAAGGAGGACGCGCTGTCGGCACCAATCTATCACAGATCTCGCCATATACGAACTCCTAATTTCCCTGCCTCAATACTGACTATTGGCGTTATAACCCAGTTCCTATCCTTAGCAAGCTCTTTAACTTGTTGGATAGCTTTGCCTGTGTTTACACAGGGTATGAACACTGACGCGTTTACCACCAACTTCTCCCAGCTAACTTTTATGCGTACCCCATCAGGGCACAGTTCATACGTCCGTAGTATCTGAGGTTTCATCCGGTATACCTTGTGAGAACTGCACGACGATAACGGGAGTAGCTCCTAGGTCTAACTTTGTACCTTTATCTAACCGCATCGTCTTCTTTACCGCCCCCATCTTTTCAATCATGTCGGACACTAGAGCCGTATAGTTTATCTGTTGTTTAGTGCACCATATCCTGAATGGCTTAGGTAGAATGTATAGCTTCTTAACGTCGGTCTCATACCGAGCTACCAACTGGTTACGTGCGTTGGCTTCAGGGATTATGATTGAATCTATCTCGCTGCCATCCTGCTTCCTAAGATCGCTAGTGCTTTTTATTCGTAATATGTTGTCGTAATGCTCGTACACATAATCTATGAGTGTTTGCTCGATAGACACAGCCATGTCCGCAGTTCGTAACTTGTTTTCGATTAGAACCCCTACTATCCACTCTTGTACTTTAGGTATATCGTAATTAAGCAGCCCTATCCTACGGGCAAGGATTAGCCCAACCAATGTCACTGTGGCCCCTACTGACCAAAAACGATTCTCAGAAGTTAGTTGTGCTTTCTTATCTACCGCGTACTGCACCTTATCGATCAGCTCTAACACTGAGTCTAGGTTGTTCATAACGTAACGTAAAAATATAGGGCCAGCATGTCCGTAGTTACGGCCTATGGCACGACTAAACTTATCGGTCTCGGACTTATCCTCAGTAGAACTAAACATACGTGCAACCCGTGTCTCCAAGATTCGTTGGGCTTCCGCGTTAGGGTTGTCCTTAGTCATACGAATACGTTCAATGATGCTAGTGTTGCCAGTCGTCACAGCTAACAAACTCCATGCGTCCCCGCGAGCGCGTTCTTGGTTTGTACCTGACATCATACGCCCCCGCTGCTTACCGCTAGTAAACTGGTACGAGATATCACTCAACTCGCTTGGCCTAGTATTAGTTAACTCGTCCATGAAAAGCGGCAAACTATGTAGTATCTCGCCACGGTGCATCTTTGTGTTAAGCGTGTCTTGTTTAAAGATAATAAGCTCTTTAGGGTTACCCCATACTGAGGCCGCAGCAGCCATCGCTGTTGTCTTACCTACACCGGACTCTTTACTGTGAATATGCAACGCAGAGCACGCTATATCGTCTATGAAGTGCATAAGAATAGAACCAAAACCGGTACCTACTACATATTGGTGCACTTCAAAACCGTCACGGTTGTAGAAATCCATAGTTTCTTTCCATCCCTCTAGGGTACCCTTTGGCTCAAACGCTGGGAATAAACCCATAGTCTGGGTAGAAGGAGGGTTAAAATCAGTTCTGTCTTTGTATATCGTCTGATTGCCCACAATAAACGACGTACCAGAGGCATCCGTCCAGCCAAATTGTCTATGGGCATCTTCAGCCTTAGTAGTGTTCTGCAACTCATTAACCCAACCAGTTGTATATTTCATTAGATCCTCCATGTTTAATTCTGCAACCCCCTCTTTGGATAGCTGCTTTCTAAATTCTTCTCTAGAAGTGACGGCGGTTAAAGGGACTGTAAATTCACGTACCCCGTCTCTTGGTAGGTGCAGTCTCATAAGGACTGACTCACCAATCTCAGAGTCACGTATCCTTTTAACTACGTACATATCATTAAGGTAAATTAGTTTTTCGTCCAGATCCCCATCTTTCGTACGTGTTCTTATGTATATACCGCCGTTGACCCCTCGAAAATACGGAGTCGGGTATTCCGGTATCTCATATTTTTGCGCTGGTGCATTAGGGAAAGTAGCTGAAGGCATGACAACAACATTGTCTTCTTTCTGCGCCTCTATAACTTTAGTGCCTAAATGCAAGGGGGTACGTAGCGCACCTTTATGCGTGCAGCCCTCACACCAATTAGGGTTTTGTTTTTCAAACTCAGCGCAGGTATACCGTTTATCGGGGGTAAGATTGTCCCACTTATTATCTGTTTCTTCTTCCGAGTACTCGCTGTACCCTCTAGATATACGATGAGCTTTCGCTCGGGAACCATCGGAACATGCTTTTAAGATGGATAGAACCCCGCGCCACACTGGCTCTACGACTTGGTTAGGTTCCTTAATAGACCTACGTATCTGCTCGCACCCCCTCGACTCCATGCTTTTGGTTAGTATGTCCTTGAAGGAAGCCGTACGGTTTCCCGCCATCACGCTAGTAACCGCATCCCATTTATCGGGGTACTTCTTAGGAACTGGTATCGTTGGCCCACCAAGTAGATTGTTGAAGTCGTCGAAGTCTACCGCTGGGGACTCCATTAAACACTCTACAGGGCTAGGTGGATCTGATTTATGGTTATGTGTATTGGGCACACGTAGCACCCTAGCACCGTCTGCCGTCACCGACGGGTCGGCTAAAAATTTGTTATCTAAGCACAGTTGTTTAAGACGTTCTGCTACTGGTAACCAGTCAGCAAAAGGTACGGATTCGGTCAACCCCCAGTAAACGTGTATACCACGTCCCGAGTTAATGAGTGTTGGTTTTGGTAGTGATAGTTTCTTGCAGAAAGCTCGTAGTTCGCTGCTGGCTTCCTTGCGTGTCATGAAATCTTTGCTTGGCCCGCAATCTAAATCTAGAAAAAAAGACTTGAAGTTTTTTACGTTGGTTACTTTTCGGGAGTCTGAAGTTTTAAAAGTGCCTAACGCGTAATACACATCGTACCCATCAACATCTAAGTCGTGAGCGGTGGATTGAAGCTCCTGTAGGGACGTATAAAATCGTTGTACTCTAGAATCTTTTTTCTTATTAGAAGCGAATAGACAGTATATGCCGTCTTCGGCAAGCACATTTGTTAAAAACTTTCCTGTGTCCATAGCTGCCTGTTTCCAAAAGTCACCACGGCAGGGGTATTCGCACACCCTTTTCGACTAGTCTATCCGTGGTGGTTATAAAAAGAATGGGTCTCTTCTTGAAAAGACCCAAATTAATTGGGACTAGTCATCCCATTCATCGACTAAACTCTTGAGAGCATCGTCTTCTTCTTCTTTTGGAGCAGGTTCTTTCTTTACTACTTTGAGCTTCGGCTCTTCTATAGGCGCGGAATCGTCCTCTGCGAACGGGTCATCTTCACTGGTGGCTTCTGGTTTGGTCGCCTCAGGGGCCGGTGTGGACTCGTCCACAAAAGGACTAGCCTCACCTAAGGTAAAACCTTCTTCTACCGCAAACGGAGACGCCGCTGATCGCTCTACGTAATTAATAACTTGTACTGCTCTTAACCGTAGAGCTACCCCATTTCCGACGTTACCTTTAACGAAGTAGGGTGTCATGGACAACATAACGTGTATCGTGCTGCCAGAAGTAAGCTGAAAGTCTTCAGGTAGTTCCTTATTCTTAGCATCGTATTGCTTGGGTTTTGCTGTAAGCTGCCCGCTGTACGCCCCTTTGAGCTTCGCTTTACCTATGTATAAACCCTCATCGTCTTTTGTGAAGGGCATCTCCAACTTCTCAGGCCAACTCTTCTCACGTTTTGCTGCGTAAGCCGCCACCATAGATTTATACAGTTTTTGCGCCTCTTCTTTAGGGATTTTAAACTGCAACTCATATACAGCGCCCTCTTCAGTGGGAGCGCAAGATACGCTACGTCCTTCGCCACTGTCGAACCTGTATGTTCTGTCTATCCTAGGGTATAGCGCAATCGCGTTTCTTATCATGTAGGTTTCGTTCTGTACCGCCATTTCCTTCTCCTTACTTACTTGTTTTTAAATTCAAATCCGTCTTCAATATCAAACGGAGATGCTTGCTGCTCATTAAAAGTTAGTGATTTTGCTGTCACCGCTATCTCCACATCGGGATGCTCCATAGTGTGACTCACTACTTCTAACTCGTCTTCTTCTAGAGGTCTAACTGACCTAAAGAATAATTTGGCATGGTTACTGTCAGGATCAAACCGGACGTTGGTAACAAGTGCCATGGGAGGCGTTTCGTGCGCCTGTAAAAATCTTCCATAGGCACGCATAGGCATATTGCCATTCTCTGCCTCGGGGAAGATAGATGTGGGGGGAAGCTGTAACTGATAGACAGTTTCTAGATCTTGTTCAAGAACTACTGCAACCCTCTGCACTGTGCTGCAAGCGCGACGCATTCCACCACCTGACCCGCTTACATTTTGAGGGCAATCCATACACCTACCAGATTGCCGGTTTTCTTCTATAACTTCTCGGTCGGGCTGTTGTGCATTCGATGACCAACAAGTAGGAGGGCGCACGCTATCCGCACTGTACTCTCCTGAGTAATATATACGAGCTGGTGAAGCTACACCCACTATTACAACATTTATAGAAGTTGGTGGTGAATCAAAAGGCAGGCCGTTAAACCTGCTATCACGCAAACTAATACGTACAACACTATCCGTCATAGAAGTACCCTAAAAATCCTCGTCTTCAGCAGGGGTGTCAGACACACCCAACAATTTATCAGCCATTCTGGCCTTTAAATGCTCACGTTCTGCCGTGCCTTCTTCAGGCCACTCTTCTTCGTATGCGGTATCCTTGAAGGGTTCTTCTACGATTCCACCAAGATCTTCGGTAAAGACTTTCACAATACCCCCGAGATCGTAGCGATAAGTTTTACCTACGTGTATGTATAGCTGCCGAGGTATTCGGTTCTGCTTTCTCCAAGAAATGATTGTCGATTCCGACACTTGGAAGTACTTCGCCACATCTTTAAGCTCTACAAAAGGGGATTCGGTAGGCGGTAAACTCATTTGGGTCTCCTTACGGTTAGTGTGTATTCTGATCTAGCGTTAAGCCCTTTGGGTAACTTATCAGGGTTCTCTTCTAAAAACGTCTTCACGTTTTCTTGGTTCAACCGCTT